CGCCAATAAGGGCGGTAACTCCTGCAAGTGCCAACCCCCACGGAGAAGCCTTCTGTGCAAGATTGAGTAGGTTTTGTTTGATTACAGCTAATCCAAGCGCACTTGAATAACCTTTCATAGCTACCGTGTTCAAGATCACAGCAGCNCGGTAAGTCCCATAAGTAGCTACTAAAACCTTAAGAATGTCTAGTACAGCCTCATAATTCTCAACAAGGTCAATAGCTATTTTTAGCGCACCCTCATAAGTAGATTGATTTGCCTCTCCTATTTTATTCAACATCGTATCCCAGGCATCACCAAGATTAGAGGCTAGACCGGTAATAGAAGCAGATTGTTTCTCCATCATTCCGCCAAACATGCCGGTTGTCTCAGTAAGGTTAAAAATCACTTCCTCAAGCAATTCAAAACCAATAACACCCTCACCGGCCAAGGCAAGAACTTCTGACTTACTAACATCCAGAACTTTACTAAGCTCATCAATGATCGGAATTCCTCTATTTGCAAACTGCATCAAATCCTTTGTCATGATTCGACCTTGCGTTGCACTGGTACCATAGAGATACACAAGATCACCAAAAGGAATTGAAAGGCCGGCAGCCACATCACCAAGCCTGCGCATAGTGGGTATGATATCCTCTGCACTTGTTCCATAGGCAAGCAGTTGTTTAGCTCCGGATGCTACACCCTTCAAGTCAAAAGGTGTTTTAGCTGCAAACTGGACAATGTCCTTCATCAAAGCATCTGACTTCTCTTTGTTTTTTAGGATAGTCTCCAGTGCTATCTCAAGCTGTTGAAACTCTCCACGAACCTGACCAATCTCTGTGACCATGTTCTTAGCAAAACTGAGAGAAAAATAAGCTGTCACAGCAGCAGCAGCATTGCGGAAGGATTGATCAATCTTTGATCCTTCCTTTTCTGCCTGATCACCTACTCCTTTGATACGGTTGATCATCTGGTCAAGTGCCAGGTTAAACTGCTTCTGATCAATAGTAGCATCGAAATCTAATGGGCCGCTTCCGTTCATAGTCCTAAAAGTCTTTCAAGTTCATTGATATCATCAGGTTCTTCAATAGTCGTTGTGTCTTTGCCCTCATAACGGGGCGCATCGGCAATCATCAGTTGTAGGTTTATCCACCTTATTCCCCAAAACAAATAGTGCATTGTCCAACCTGTAGCAGTACACACACTCCACAGAGTTCCCCAAAGGCTCTTTAGTCCTTTAGTTTCTCTATCAGATTTTCCTTCGGTGCTGTCATTCGAAGCGTGTGTATCAATCTGATAGAGTTCATAAAAGCCCCTGCATTGTTCAAAACAATCACTACCGAGATAAGCGAAAGCAGACGTTCTGGATTTAATCTCCAAATCAGGAATCTGGATAACAGGCCGGAGAATAGCTTAATCTTCAGCTTACCATTGAGTATGGCAATAGCAATGATTCTGGCTAATAAAACTGCATTATCAGGAACATTTGCGTATGCTGTACTCACATTGCCGGAACCACTTATCTGTAAGTCGTTTAGTTTGATTTGTGTGACATACTTGCTAATCTGTATCAGAGTACCCAGATACGATTGCTTAATGGTAAACCGCAGCATCCCAACTTTAAACTTCAAACCTTTCTCAAGTAAGGTGTCAGCAGCCTGGCTTTCAATCAATAGCTTGTTCTTCTCTTTCATGCTTGTTTAGTATAAAAGAAAAGCCCCCAACGGTGAGAGCTTTTCTTGTTGGGTAAGGTTAAGAAACTACTTTACTGATTTTAATAGGAGGCTCACCTTCCAGCGTAGGGGTGAGCACCCTGGCTGTTACCCTTACCAGACCAACTTCAGATTTGGAGAAGTTCACATCGAGCCTGGCTTTGATACGTGCACGAGGAATCTCATACTTGATATTCTTTTTTGAGATGATCTCGATTGATTGTTCAATCTCCGGTATCTCGGTTGGGCCTTTCCAGACAGCCGATTCCCCAGTTCCTTCAACGGTTCCACCTAGCACCTTTACAAGTGTTTCGGGGGTCATGTCCAAGATAGCCCACTCAAGCGAAATAGCTCCTTTACGGGCAAGGGTTTCTACCGGGTCGTCAACTTCCTCAACAAAGAATTCTGTTTCTTCGCCTTCTTCCTGTGTGAGTATTGCTGTGCTTTCGTACGTCTTTCCTAAGACAGCGAGGGTGGTTCCCATGCCACCTAAAGCATCAATATCACCGATCTTTAGACTTTTTAGTCCGATTGTTATTCTTTCTGCCATTTTTCAAAGTTTTTTAGCATTAAATTTCATTGGTAAATACGACCTCAATCCTGAGGTTTACATAATGCTGATCCTCGTCAGCTTTTAGAATGTGTTGGTTCTGAAGATGAAAGTAATATCCCATATCAGCCTTATCTTCAAGTATATCCATTACAGCGGTTGCAAGCTCTTTAAGTCTTGCTGTGTTAGCCATCAATATTGATTTGCCTTTTATATTTACCAGCATATCCGGTACATAGCAATTCACGTTTACAATACACCTCTGGATATTTTCAGAGTTAATTGGCAAAGCGTTTACAACAATATCTTCAAGTTTACTGTCAACAGGCCTTGTTAGTTTATANATACCACCATTGATCTGATTATAAATTACGTTAACCGTTTTCCAGATCACATCAACTGCCTCTAATGAGTGTTTCATAGCTTCATCTTTTTGATCTGTTGTTTAAGCTTTCGAATTGCCGGAGGTAATGCTCTCTTAGCGGCATACTCAGTGCTCGTCAATACATCACGTCCACGGGATTCCACGGCCAGGGCATAATCCATGCCGGCAACAAAAATCATAGCATAGCCTTCTTTGTGTTTGCCCGAGAGCTCTAAAGCATATGACTTGCCTATTTCGATACCGCTCTTTTCAGACTGTACCGGTCCCGTTACGCGCTGAAAATCATCTTTGATAACCGAACCATTGTGTACAATCACATATCCAATAGAACTCCTGAGATTACCCGTTTGGTCACGAAATCCCATCTCTGCCGGAATACTTCTTGCATAGTTGACAAGATCCTCACCCAAAAAGGCAAGCTGCCTGATAATCGCCTGGTCAACTCGTTCCTGAACCTTGCGAAAGTGATTCTTCAGGTCATTGATGCTGCTGGTGTGTTTTATAGCCATAGCTTCACATTTTTGTCATCTCTAACGATATGAATCACCGTACCCTCTGCACGTATGGCCTGATGCTGATCTTTAACAAGGATATGTTCTCCAATACTCAAATACAACATTAATTCCTGCATGTAGATCTTCCAGCTATAACTCATTTGCTGGCCATCTACCACAAGCGTATTTTGAGCTGAAGAAGGTTCTGCCCTGCATAAACCCAACATCACCAGTTCATTCGGCTGTACAATAAAGTCACCATCCTGATTGTAGGTGTTACCTGCTGAAGGCCGACGGACATAAAGTGTATGTTTATACCTTGACATAGCTTACCATCTGCATGAACCATCTTGGATAGTGATCGAATTAACAAACCCGGAAGGGTTGAGATTAGCACTGCGGCAAAGCACCGTAATACGTTGCTTAAGTCCTTCAATGCTGTAACCTTGAGTAAAGCCTCCTTCACTTTCGTTGCTGAGCGATAGAAACTTACTGAGGGCGAAAACCGCAGCTTTAGCCAGCAGTGAAGCATTACCATAATCATCCACCGGAACGAGTCCGGCATCGGCGAGTGCTTTATTTGCAACTGCACTGGATACAGTATAAGGTTCACATTCTGCTCTTAACGCTTCCAGGTTTGTCATCACCAACCAATTTTTATTAACTACCAGTGCTGGCAATGTTCAGGGATACGATACCGTCTATCGCTGTCAATACAGGAACAGCACGGCTTGATGCCTGAGTCATTTCAGCAGCAAGTTCATTTTTACTCTCGCCGGTTCTCCACTGAGCAACCACGATATTACCACGGTCATAGTTGGAGTAAGAGACATTTTCTTCCGGCATGATCTGACTGTCTTCAAAGGCAGTCTTTACAAGGCCGAGTTTACCGGTTGGAACAAACACAACACGATCTCCATTCCATGGATTAACAGTGCTACGCTTGCCATTGGTGAGCACATCATTCTGCTTGCGAATAACTGTGATAGGAGGCAGTCCAAAACGTTGGAACTGCTCATTCATATAGTCAAGCATCAATGGGGTGTTCATCTTATCGGTTCCGTAAATAGCCTTTTTGATAGTGGTAAACTTGGCAAGACGGAGAAGCGTTTCATTGCTCATCAGCATGGCACCAAAAGTCACCTTATCTGCAAAGTCATTTACTACCTTACTCATATCCTCGAAAGGATCTGCTGTGGTCAGGTTAGCATCACTCCATACCTTGTTCACAAACTTCTTATTAGCATCAGGAAGCTGATAGTCGATTGTGAAGCGACGCCCGTCAGGGTTATTGGACGAGTTAAAGCTTACCACGCCATCATTGGACAAAGCTGTCAAAACCATGTGATCAAGACGGTCTTTCACTCCTCTCACTGCATCGGCTACATTAGCAAACATGGTCTCCTGAAGCTTCTGAAGCTTTGCCTGATCAGATATACGTGTGGTCTCCAGCATCTGAATCAGACTACGGAGTTTGCTGGCCTCCATCGGGAATTTATGACCCATCCTTGGAATCTGTCCGGAGAAAGTACCAGCTCCATCATAGCTCCTCAGAGGTGTTGCAGCGGTGTCTCCAATAACAGAAGCAAGTACGGTCAGTTTGTAAGAACCAATGATTTCTTCAAAGGTCAATCCCATCTGTGGAGTGTCCCAATCCATAAACTGATCGGTATAGGACTTAGCAAAAAGCTGTTTCTGCTTTTCGCTTGCCTGGTCAAAAGTGATCTGTACCAGCTTGGTCAGGTCACCGAAAGTATCGGAATTAAAAAAACTTTTCATTTACTTGGTCTCCTTTACTTTAGAGTGAATCAGAATAACGGATGTGCGGATTGGCTATCAAATAGCCATTAGTCTTTAATGCTGCCGGAACCGGTAAAACACGGTTGGCATACAGCACAGCATCCTTACTTACATCAATACCGGTAACACCGTTTTGCACTTTGATCGTAGCGATTGTTACACCTGTGAAAGTGCCAATGAAAGCTGGTGAGCTCTCATCGTTTATCACTTCTGTGATAACATCACCCACAGTAAGGTCAGGTATTTCAGCAGAAAGCGTAACCACACCTTCATTGACTGCAGAGATGGTAATTTCAGTGTCAGGATCTTCACCCTCACCTGCTATTACGTGTACCAGGTCTCCTACATGAAATGGATTTGACAGGTACTCATCATGTTCAAGGGTAACTTTCTTAGCATCNNCAGCATCNATGGCCGTTACCCNNGCCGATTTTAAGATGCTCACCTTACGGGTAGACTCGTCGATTATGGCGAGAGTGCCCGCAGGTATGATGGCTCCTATAGCAAAGTTCTGGCTGGTAACATCAAGCTCAAACCCACCCAATACAAGAGTGGGAGGCAAGACGAATACCGGACGACCTCCACCATAGCTGTTCTTTTCAAAGTTCATTGAATTTCGAGGTTTAGTTCAACAATTATTGCTTACTCCACGGCATACTTGTCTACAAGACTTCCGGCAAGCTCTTTCAGCTGCTCTGTCTTTCCAACAAGCGATCCGCTCTCCACTTTTCCNGAAAGNCCTTGGGTAACAAGTTCCTGTTTGATCTCNGTAAGGAAATTGGTTATACCTGTCTCATCAAGTTCNTCAGGTACGGCAACACCTTTCATCCTCCAATCAGGGATTCCAAGTTCTTTCACTTTAGCGGCAATTTGCGCTGCTCTTGTTTCCTTAGCCTTCTCTGCCTTAAAAACCTGATTCTCTTTTTCAAGAGCTTCAAGCTTCTTTGTCTGCTCCTCTTTCCATGCCTTGAACCATGCAGGCTCATCATCAGCAGGTTTGGGAGGCTCCGGATTGGGAGGCTCCGGACTCTTTTTCTTTAAGTCTTCCAGTTCTTTTGTCTTTGTGCTCAGTTCAGTTCGAACCTTGTCAATATCGCCCTGGAAAGCTTTAAGCAGCATCTCGACCCCGGCTATTCCGGTTTCGACTTCTTCTTCTTTGGTGATGGTTTTGCTAAGGAATTCTGCAACCCCATCAAAAGCTTTGTCGCCAAACCCCAGGTTTGCATACTTGGTTTTCAGCGCAGATAAGATTTTTTCTTTCATCAGTACTAATGATTTGTTAGCTCAATTAAGACTGTAAATTTAATGGGTTTATTTAGTGAGTTGATTAAACTCATATATTATATACAAGTTATCCCTGAATGTCAGTAATAATAATTTATTAAATTTTTTATCAAAAATTTGTTTTATTTAATATATTGTAGTAAATTCGTAAGGAATAACACAAAAACCTATCAAAAATGATCGTACAAGAATTAATCGAGATGCTTGAAGGAATTAGTCCGGATGCAGAAGTAAGATTTGCCAGTCAGCCCAGCTGGCCATTTGAATACAGCATTGACCAGGTCATTGCTGTCAACCCCAATGAGGAGGATGACAG